TGGGATCGTTAAATTTTGGCTTATCTAGCGTATAATCCGTGTCCATGCGCCAGCCCAGAAACATTTTGCTGTAACCGCTTTCGCTGCTCCATAAATCGTAAGCTTCGTTCATTCCGTTGGCGGTAGACTCAAGAACAATCTTTGCGTTCTTTGTTCGGGCACCGAACAAAGACGCAATGGTTTTTTCCATGTTGTTCCAGAACGCATACTCGGATGCATGAATCAAATTGTAGGTACTGCCACGAAAACTTTGGCTCGATGCAGACCCCACTCGAATACTACTGCCCGTAATAAATTTAATTTCGTTTTCTCGAGAACGTGTTGTCTCAAGTTTTAGATGCTTGGGCAGGTGCTTGTGGAACAGATGGTAAATCTCAAAGATCTTCTTCACCGCTTCATCGGTGTGCGCCACAATCGCCGTGCGAGTGTACTTATTAAACAGCGTATGCCAGAAAAAATACGCCGCAATTATTGTCGTGCTGCCTAGCTGGCGCGCTTTGAGCAACATCATGTGGTCGTTGTTGCGAATAGAATCGACAATTTTCATTTGAGCTTGGTTGGGGATCAAGGGCTTTAGCTCAGATTCTTTGGTGATGATCTTTAGGTACTTCTCAGAGAAATAAGAAAAATCCTCGCGGCAGCGAAGAATGTCTTGGCGCAAATCATCGCTGTTCATTAGCAAGAATCTCCATAATGATCTTCAGATTGCCCTCAACGTCCTCAAGCTCTTTCTCAATTGTGTCTAGCTTGCTGCCAATGCCCTTGATTACCTCAAGACGCTCGTCGTTGTAGGTAGCAATTACTTGGTCGTACCGATCCCGCAGTGCTGCTTCACGGTCAATGTGGCCTTGCGCCTGCTCCCGCAGTTGAGCCTGGAAATTATCGGTTAGATCATCAAGGCGCTTAGAGGTTTTTATAAAAATCCAGAAAATCGCCGCTGCGGCAATTCCAAGAGGGCCAAACCCAGCGATGATTTCTAGAAACTGAGCGTCCATGTGCGATTATTACTCTGAATCATCGTCGGTTTGCAACGCCGCAAGTTTAGTTGTCTCCGACAAAACATCAAAGATCGCAGTGTTTGTTTCTTTTTTGGTTTCGTTGTCCAGGTTCCACACCTTGCGCTCCATAAGCTGGATATTACGGGCTATTTCGGTGGCAATCTTGATTGTGTGTAACTGCTTTGCTGGCTTGGACTCAGGGTAAGCACTCGCCCTGGCCAAGGTTTCCTCGAGCATCTGAGAAAGAATTGCAGATGTGGCCTTTTGACGGACAATAACGTCCTCAATCGCAAGATGAACCTCCATCTTTGTTTGCTCGGTCTTCTTTGCTATCTCTGCTCGAGCATATTCAAGCAGGTGATCCGGGCCGCTGTTCGTTCGATCCCACTTTTCCGCAGCTTTCCAGCGAGAAATCGTTCGAGTGGTCACGCCGTGGCGACGAGATAAGTCCACAGCCGACTCGCCGTTCTCCCACTCGGAGCGAATGATCGACTTGAGCACGCGATTAATGCCGCCGTCAGACTCGCGCTTTACCTTGCGAGCTATTGTGACAGCGCCATTAGGTTTGACCACGCTCATTGTAGGCCCTGAACCTCTTTGGCCACCTCGGGAATCTCATCAATACCCTTTTCGGCCAGGTACTCACGAATCTCTTTGGGCGTATCTTCGTGCATAATTAAATGAGCGTCCTGCATCCAGTGAGTAATGGTCTTAAGAATTTTGGCCATGTTCTTTTTCTCGTTCGGATCAAGCGCCATCAGTGTAGACCGAAGCGTTTTAACCCGGCGAATAAACTGAGCCTGCTTCTTAACCAAAGTTTTCTCGTGTCTTCCTTCGGTCAGCATGATCGGGACACTCGTCTCGTCCATCGTAATCCCCCATAACGCTCTGATGTGCTGATGGGGAGTTAGGTCGGTGTCTTTGTGAATACGGACCTGATCCAAGCTCATCAGGACTTGGCTCATGCTTTCGGCAAAGGCCCCTTCGAGCAAATGACGGTTGAGGGTAGGGGTATATTTCTCTTTCGATTTAGACATGTCGTCGCTCCAATGTCCGGTAGGGTACCAAAAAAATCGTTCGCTGGAAAATTCAATATATATGGAGGGGAGAGAAGGAGGTGGAGGAAGGTTAGGTTTCACGAAGGTGTTACTTCCTAGTTACGTTAGCTCTCCGCTCGGTCGGTCCACCGCCCTGCCGATCTTACCCATGTCTCTTTCTCGTTCTTTTCCAGACTTCACCCTCTTCGCCACCCATACCATGTGGGTTGAGCCGGCTTGCTGCGCAAGACTGAGTTGGCCATTTTGGCCGGCTAATTTTCACCGAGCCTTTGCGCTCAAGGAGTCGCACCATGCGATCACTACGTTCCCCCTCGTCCCGTGCTTTAACCTCTGTCGGACTTCCTCCGGATCTCCCTGCTAACTCAGGCGATCATAGTGCTAAGTTCTTTCTCGGTGCACCACAAGGCGTCAAACGTGAAAAGATCTTCACGAACAAACGTCTTGATGGATCTGAGTACGACGTACGCAAAGTACGCTACTCGATGCTTATCGAGAAAGACGGTACCTCTCACATCGCTTGGCTTGAGATTCGCCCGAGTGACTTCTGCGACATCATCGAAGCTGACGGTAGCGTTACCGTTGGACGATACGGTGACAACTCGATGGAACGTCTACTCGATGCTGACCTTGCTGCTGCTCAAGCAACGGGCGACAACGAGGAATTCGCTATTACCGCCTCAGCGACCTTTGTCAATCGAGCCGGTGAGCGTGTCGAAGGACGTGATGGCGTCTGTCATCTCAACTAACATCTAACCCGGTAGGGGGGCAGCGGTACATCGTATCGTTGCTCCCCTATCTCTATGGAGTTCACAATGAACAGAATCGTAAAGACCGAAACGTCTAATCCTCACAACGATCTATTCTCCTTCTGGCTCAAGCACTACTTCGAGGACGGTACATGGGTCGCTATCTTCTCGGACGGCGAACACATGTTCAACGACTTCGGTGGCTATGGCACGTCTGACGGTCATATGTGCAAAGACGTTCACGCTACATGGGATCTCTTCCACGGTAGAGTTAGCGCAATCATCGGAGGCGAGATGAAGATCGTTCTTATGGACGACGATCCTGATGACGACCACCCGTACCATAACGAAACCTGGATACAGATCGTTGAGTGCTAATAGAGGGATCGGAGGGCTACATGCTCTCCTTTTCTTTTGCGTTTACGCCAGGTCGTGTGATCTTACACCTCTTTCGCTACGAGCTAACTCACTAGTCCGTTTAGGATACACATGCCTGCGACATGACACGTTAAGGATACGCAAGCCTGCGATAGAACGAAGGGTTGCTGGCCCCACCCAACCAAAGACTGCACCCAATTCAGGGGCCAGCATTCGGAGATGCGTTATGCATATCAAAGGCAGTGACATCGCTCATATTCTCGGGCTTAAGACCGATCAATCCTTCAACCACAGCGAGGTATATTCTGTGGGCATGAGAACGATGGGACCACCTGTCGATTTCTTAGTGTCCTTTCACGAGAAGAAACCGGACACCAATATCAAGACATCACTAAGAGAAGACAGAGACATTGATGCATACGATGTCTGGGATGGTAACGATGATGCTATCAAATGTATATCTTGTCAGTCACCCGAAGCGATTGATCGCTGTGTTGGTATAAAGAAAGAGCGCTTTCCTGGTACGAACGTATGGTTCGAGAGCATTGAGTACATTGCTCCGTTGTGCGCTGACTGTACCTCAACTAAGGTAGCTAATGGATCGGGAAGTTACGTTGGAGTTACGATGCCACCACCGAGCGGTGACATTACGAGCTTTGTTCATGGTGATGAGGGCGACAGTCTTTCCTCCGGTTATGAACGAACAAGAGGTATTGATCGTAAGAACGTCGGTCGTAAGATGGAGTATTGGAGCGATGGTCGTAAGATCAAGAGCATTGAAGCTTATCCTACAGACAACACACGATACGCTAGTCTTCGTGTATACGACTAATAGTAGGAGCGGTCCTTAAGACAGAGCTCCTGCCCCCCTTGGGGGGGGCAGGTGCCCTGTCTTTTTTATTTGCAGCTATCGGAGAAGATAATGAAGGTCAGTCAGTTGATTAAAGATTTGCGTAACCATCCAGCTATGCTGATGGAAGAGCTTATCCAAAAGCGTACCGAGTTGTGCCTCGAGCGTGACATCCTGGAGAGGAAGATCATTAATCTCAATAAGGTTATTCGTATCTGTGTTGATGTGAAGTGTAGACACGAGCGCAACAACGAAGAGATAGGTAATCTCCATGACGAGTTGATTGGTCCATCAGGTACACATACTGAAGAGGATAGAGAGTTAGACTTATCTAACTTATATATACTCAGTGGCACGAGACTTGAAGATGAGGATATGAATACTAAGACTGATTACTAATCCCCCTATCCCCCTTTCCCCCTTAAGGGGGGAAGGGGATAGGGAGTTAGACTATAAAGATATGGAGGTCGCATGGAAAATCTAAAACAACATCAAGAGTATGTTGATTGGGCTCTCAGCTATGCGAAGAATAAAAACTATCATTCTGCTGCGCAGGCAATCGCTGATTATCGTAGCGCCAGTCTCGGCATGTTGCGCTTGCAAGCTGAGTGCTCCGGCTGCGACTGGTGCTGCGGCGGTGGCAATGAACAGTATAGAATGTATAGCACCATGCAAGACACTGCGTTGGCATACCTAAAATCTATAGGCACGCCGCCTGGTGACTTGCCTAAACTCTGTGACCTCTGCGGCTACCACGACGCAAAAACACAAACTGAGAACGGTGTCTTCGATGTTTGCTATAAGTGTCGATACTCGACTGAGGTATATAACGCAGAACAGCGAAAGGAAAGCAACGATGAGTAGCTGGTATGACCCACCTGAGGATGACGTAGGTTGCATTGCTGGACCTGATTGGTGGGTGACTACCTATCAGATGAATGAACGTGACGAGGAGATCGTCTGTGATTTCCATAGCTTCAAATTGCACCAGGTAAAAGACCTAGCCAAAGAAGGCTATGAAGTATTTATTCGGTATGGATATGCTTGGGCTATGGAAGAGGATGCTGATGAATGGTTGTTCGCTAACTCATACGAGGATGCTCAAGGTGAGATAGGTGATTTCCTTCTTGAGGCAAAGGAAGCCATGGCTGAAGCAGAGATGGAGGCTAAGTATGACCGAGACTAGCTGGCGTGACATGACCTGGTACAGTCATCCAAAGCGTGCCGGAGGCAGAGCTTTGGAGATGTCCGAGAAAGCTGCTGAGTCTATGATGGTGATCCAAGACACACGCACTGGCATGTTCGGTGTGGGTGTAGGTAGGTCCGAGCCTAGCTGGTGTGCCGAGAAGAAAGGCTTCCGTCTTATAGCTATCGTCCATCCAAGGGAGAACTGATGGGTACTATTCACAAGCCAACGAAGAAAGTATGGCAAGGCGTGCTCCTTATGAGCGAGCTTATCTATACTAAGGACATGAAGAAACTTAAACAGTATGAGCGTGATGCTATACTACGAGCAGTCCAATGGGCTGAGAAAATGAAGGATGCCCATGAAGCAGAACAACTTGTACAACTTAAGCGTGAAGACGATCGGCGAGCTGCATTGCGAGCGGAGAGGATTCTGGCACAACAAATGGATCGAAGGTCTGACGCCTGAGCAAGCTGAAACTATCTTCGATTATCTTTGGAAAGCAGAGGAATCCTTTAGGCAACTGCGCAATGCAATCAACCATTATACTTTAGTCGGTGAGCCTGAAGAGTTAGAGCTAGAAGATGACGGTGAATCACACCTGCGTGGCATGGAAGCATTCGCCATGGGTGGTATGGATGCATACAATGAAGCTCGAGGGTACGGCGTAGCTTATCATAGCGGACCACCTGACGACGATCCTGATTACTAACAACCTGCCCTCCCTGCAAAGCAGAGGAGGGACAGGCTGTTAGCTACTTACTTAAAACTTAAATGAATGGAGGTTCAGTATGACTGAGCAAGAGGAAGGGTTTATGCAGTTAACATTCGCCGATGCGTATCATGCGCTCGAGAGTTGGTATCATTTTGTCGTGCGTGAGTACGTCGAGATGTACGAAAGCGAGCGAGATAGTTTTATTGAGATCACCATTGAAGCTGAGGAGCTAGCTGATGAAGATGATGTGGATGATGATGTTGTTCGTGAGCACATGGATGACTGGCTGCATGAGACACTCGATGGATGTACAGAGGTTATCTATACCGCCAGATCCAAGGCTGTTTTACTCGCATCAAATAATGAAGATGCCTACGTCGAAGACTTTGGCGACGCACCCAGAGATGTCCATGCCGCTGCGTTCTGGGCACTGCGTGCTGACATTATGGAGCGAGTATGAACTGGAAAGGTAAGCCTAACTATAAACCCTACCCTGGCTGGGCACTGCGTGGTCCATGGGTAGAGAAGAAATGTTTTGTGTGCGGTGTCAAGCTAGGTGGTGCTGTACCTAAACCATTCGCAGAAGAACTGATGTGCTTCGGATGTCCAGAGCCAAGCGTGTCAGACCCCCAATGTAATATTCCTAAGGAGGAATCATGAGTGTTGTTAGTATTAATGGAGCCCTTGCTATTAATCAGGAAGAGCTAAGCGAGTTTGTTCGATCAGAGATTGATAGCTCTGACTTCGGCTGCTTGATGGGCGATGTCGTTAGCGAAGCCATGAGCGAGTACGATTACGACACAATGGTGGACAATATCCAGGAGCTAGATGCCAGTCTAGATCGTCACGATGATAGGCTTGATGATGTTGAGCGTGAGGTTGAGCATCTTAAAAATCTGACCAACGAGAACAGGGAAGACTGGAAGGCTGTAAGAGGTGAGTCAGGGTTAGATCGAGAGGAGCTAAGAAAAATCATCGGTCAAGAGATTGATGGGTTCGATCTCTCAGGTTTCAAAACTAGCCCGGAGGTAGATGCTGCGTTGAAGAAGCAGCATCAGCGGATCATGGATCTCGAGGCGGCTATGTTAGCAGTCTTTGAATATCTAAATGATGAGTCGCAACGTTTGCTGCATGGTCATGCAATGGCTTTTGATATGAAGATCAAAGGAGGTGAGTAATGACTTACGGCGAAGACCCAATGGTCAAAGCAATGGAGGTAATCAAAAATCTAAGCAGCAGTGTCGACTTGCTAACCGCAATGAATGACAAGCTGAAAGAGCGCTTAGCTGTAGAGATGGAGATCAATCGCCGCATTAGCGAGGACAATTTCCAACAGGATTATGTGGAGGATCGCATTGGCCAATAAGAAACCAAGGGTCCTTGAGCAATGGATCTTTGTTGGCTTTATGAATGTGCATCTTCCAATCTTACATGCGGCGCTCGAGTCTTATATAAAATCAGGAAAGATTCCGCTCAAATATAAGGATGCAACTATGGTTCTTCTTTATATTTTAAACTCCGCTATCGAGCGGGCAGAAGGGAAAGATGATGACCATCATTGGTAAGTATATCTTTGGCCGTGTCGCTAAGCCCAAGCCTATCCGTATCTTAAAGAACGGTACGCTTAGCACTGCTAAGAATCAGGATACTAACTCGAGTACCTATCTAGCTGCGTGCCATGAGCACAAGGTAGAGGTTGACCAAGAGTTTATGCAGCACCTCAACGATAG